GCCGGAGATGTTCTGGCAGGACTTTCCGCAGTTTACGAAAACGATTCCTTCAGAGGATGAGGGAGAAGAAATAAAAGAAAGCCTTGTGCCGGAAACAATGCTGTTACAGTTTATTGGGCAGGCAAATGATAGTGTTCTTCCTTCCCGATGGGGCAGCATGTGGAGATATGCTGCGGGACTTTATGTTGCCCATTTTGCGGCTCTCTATCTTAAATCCTATTCTTCCGGTTCAGACAGTGCAACGCAGGCAGCCAGCGGTGCTGACCAAATCGGTGTGGTCAGGTCGGCTTCCATGGGGGATACCTCAATTAGTTATGATAACAGTGCAATAAATGCAGGGACGCAGAAATGGGGAACCTGGAACGCTACCCAGTATGGGAGTCAGCTAAGCACGATGGCCCGGATGGTTGGAATGGGAGGCATGTATGCGATATGATTTTTGATAATCCGATATTTAAGACCTGGTACACGGATACTGTAGATATTTACCGTGTAGTGCCTGTTAAAAAAGGTAATTTGGATACACAGGAGCGTCAAAAAGTAAATCCTGTTCCTGTGCCCTGTAGAGTCTACAGCCCGGCAAAAAACGGCCCCAGTATGAAAAGCACAGCAGCTAGAACGCAGTCATCAGAGAAGATGGCCTGTGACTTGTCGGTTGATATTCGGGCAGGGGATGAATTGCTGATTGTCCGGGGCGGGAACCTCTGCCAGGCCAACCAGCCGGAGCGGTATTTTGCTGGGCATCCGGTTCCTTATCTTGACCCGGTTGGCGGCGTGCTTACCGGGTTGCAGCATAAGGAAGTAGGACTCTTGGAGGACAATATTATCGGGAGGTGAGTGCATGTCAAGTTTCGGAAGCCAGATGAGAAAACGTTTGAAAGAACTGCACCGGGCCGGGCAGAATGTTCCTAAGATTATGCACAGAAAACACACCGCCAAATGGGGGAGCACCGATTGCGGGAACAAATACCAGGAGCGGTCAGATGGCACAGCAATGGGAAGCAGACAGTGTTACAAATCCTATGGGGGGTGCTTTATCTGGAGGTAAGACATTTATGACTGTTTTAGCCAATTCCATGCAATACGCATCTTATGTAAACGATGGGCACAATGTAACTAAGCACTTCGTCCCCGGCCTGACTATTAACGAAACCTCCGGTCTTATCGAAGAGGACCCTGATAATAAAGGTGGAATCATAGTCGGAACGAAAACAACCTATGTGGAAGGAAAGTATATGACACAGAAAGCCATTGGGAAATATCGCTCCGTTGTCCGAAAAGAACTGGATAAACGGGTACAGGAGGCGTTTCGATGATTTTTGCCTTAGAGAATATACTGAACAGCCTGGCGGCTGTATTAAAGGAAAAATACCCGCAGCATCCCGTATATTTCAGCCCAAACCAGCAGGGAACCGATTTTCCCTGTTTTTTTATTTTCTTTATGCCCTCAACTATCGAAGGCCAGCCAGGCAGACGATTTATACGTGATCTGGGTATTGATATTGTGTTTGTACAGCAGAGGAACATGGTTAATGGTAATGCAGAAGTCCTCGCTATTGCAGAATATCTGGATGAAGTGTTGGAACTGTTTCCGTATTCGGATAAATGGAATGAAGATGGAAGCGGCGAGATAGCAGAAAACAGCAGAGAGAGCAAAGAGGGTGAAGCAGCAGAACCGGATGAAGGTGTCTGGATTCGTACCTTTGAACGGCAGTGGAAGAGCGAGGATGAAGAACTGCATTACCAGTTTCATATCAAACAACGAGTAACTCTTCCAGAAGTTAATGTTCTTATGAAAATGATGGAGGGCAATTTTTATGTCAAAGAAAAATGACGCTACACCATTAGCGCAGAAACAGGAAGTAAAGCCGGAGAAAATGTATCCGACAGATAAACTCCTGATGAGCCGGCAGTTATCCGGCTATCAGCAGGATTTTGCCAGGGCTGTGCTTAAAGAACCGGCTTACACCATAGCCGGAGCAAAAGCGGCACTGGATAAAGCATGGAAAGGAGAGGGATAAGATGGCAGGAGGGACATGGACAAGTCAGAATAAGGTTCTTCCGGGTGTGTATATCAATACAAAATCTCAGGGGAATTTAAGCGTAAGTGTTGGAGAAAAGGGAACGGTAGCCATAGCTGAACCGCTTTCCTGGGGACCGTCCGGGGTTGTGCAGGAAATTCAGCCGGGGGAAGATTTGCAGCCTTATATTGGTTATGATATGACGAATGAAAAAGCACTCTTTCTTCGGGAAATGATGAAGGGGAGCGATACCACGGATGGGCCGGTTAAGATTCTGCTCTATCGTCCGTCTGGAACTGGTGGAGAAAAAGCCTCAGCTACCATTGGAGGATTGACGGTTACTGCCCGTTATGAAGGTATCCGCGGAAATGACATTACGGTTATTGTGCAGGAAAGCCCGGATGATGAGAATGTGTATGATGTTACTACGGTTGTCGACGGTACGATAGCTGACGAACAGTCGGTTGCAGAAATCAGTGCCCTGGCCTCTAATTTGTGGGTGGAGTTTTCCGGTACAGGAACTTTTGAAGATTCTGCCGGGCAGGTGCTTTCAGGCGGAAAAGATCCAACGGTTGCTCTTGCCGATTATGCTGCGTTTTTAACAATAATTGAGCCTTATTCCTTTGATATTCTGGCCTATGATGGGACAGACCGTGCGGTAATGCAGGCGTTTGCTTCGTTTGTAAAGCGTATCTCTGAACGTGTAGGGCAAAAGTGTCAGGCAGTCATGGCCGATGCTGCCTCCTGCAACAGTGAATGGGTGATTTCGGTAAGTAATGGGGTAAAGCTGGAAGACAAAACAGTGCTGACCCCACAACAGGCCGTTTGGTGGCTGGCCGGAGCAGAGGCTGGTGCCCGGTATAATCAGTCCCTGACCTATGCGCAGTATCCGGGAGCTGCTGAAGCAATGCCTAAAATGACCGATGCCCAGGCAGAGCAGGCAATTAAACGTGGTGAAATTGTTTTTATTGATAATTTCAATACGGTAAAGGTATGCACGGATATCAATACACTTACCTCGTTTTCTCTGGATAAGGGTAAGGAATACTCCAAAAACAGAGTAATGCGTGTACTTAATCAGTATTGCAATGATGCTTATCGTCAACTTAGTCTGCATTATCTCGGAAAAATCAATAACGACGAGAATGGAAGAAATTTAATTAAAGGATGGAATGTCGGTTATTTAAACGAGATGCAGGCCAATGGGGGAATCCGTGATTTCCAGCCAGAAGATGTTACAGTAAATTCCGGAGATGATGTAGATTCCATTGTCCTTAATGTGGCATTGATGCCTGTGGACAGTATAGAAAAAATCTATGCTTCGGTTACGGTATCGATAGGTACAAGAGCAAAATAGGAGGTGAATCATGGCATATTTATTAGCAAATGATGGTGTAAGTGGAAAAGCCGGATCGGCATTTATGGTGAAAAACGGAAGAAATATTGAATTGTTTGGTATTAAAAAGTTTGAATCCAATGCAGAGATTCAGACAGCAGATTTTCCCGTGGTTGGAGCATTGGTAGACCAGACGAAAGTTAAGGGGATTAAGTATTCCGGGACAATGACCCTTTATTATGGTACACCGGAATTTTTAGAAATCTTATCCGAATATAAAAGAAATGGACGGTTCCCGGAAATTAATCTGCAGGTAACAAATGATGATAAAGGTTCCACTGTCGGAAAACAGACGGTAGCAATCTATGGTGTTACCTTATCAAAAATCCCCATTGCAATGTTAGATGATTCCGCGGATTATCTGCAGGAAGAAATTCCGTTTACGTTCACGGATTATGAGCCATTGAGAACATTTAATGCACCGGCACAGTTAGGAGGAAAATAAATGAGTAAATTATCAGCATTTTTAAAACCAACACCAGAAGGAAAGAAGAAGGAAGTTATTCTCGAACGTTTTACGGATGAAAACGGGAAAGTCGTTCCATTCGTGATTAAGAGTATTCGGGCTGCGGATAATGATTCCTTGGTCAGAAAAAATACGGACAGAAAGACAGGAAAGTTTAATTCCACTACATATTCAAATCAACTGATTGTAGCCTGCATGGTTGAACCAGATTTAAGAAGTACAGAAATCTGCGATTATTATGGAACAATAGATCCGAATGATGTTCCCGGATTAATGTTCACCATCGGAGAAAAGCAGATTATCCAGGATGCTATTTTGGAAATTAATGATGTTAATAGTGCACAAGATAGGCTGGATGCCGCAAAAAACTCCTGAAGGAAAGGGACTGGGAAACGGAGGCGGCCTATTTTGCCTTCGTTTCTTTTGGTATCTTTCCAGAAGATTTTTTGAAGCGGACAGAGAATGAGAAGCTGTTAATTTTGGCTATGATTGATCGGGCTTCCAGAGAAAAACCCAGATAGGAGGGCAAGATGGGGCAGATTAGGGAAAATTTAATCTTAACTGATGAATTCAGTGCCTCGTTTGCTCGATTTTTACAGATGGGAGAGCAGGCAGCACACCGCATGGAGAGATTAGGGCAGTCTAATGAAGAATTTGCCCGTTCAGCAGCGGGCATGTCTTCGGAATTTGCCCGTTCAGCAGCGGGCATGTCCAAAGAAATAGAACATATGCGTAAACTTTTTGAATCTCTGCCAAAAGAAAATCCCTTGGAATGGAAAGCTTTTGATGCTCCGGAGGTCATCAAGAGTGCTGGGATGCAGAGGACTTTTCAGGAAGTATACCGGATAAATGATGCTTTAGAAAAGCTGACTTCTGCGCAATACCAGGTCACGCAGCAGGCCAATGAAACCCAAATCCTTTCTCCTGAGGCTTCTTATGATGTTCAGATGGTAGAAAACCGTCTGGCAGCGATGCAGGAGGAGATCCGGCAGATTGAAAGCAATCCACTGAACCTTGGAACAGATGCGGCAAATGGGGCATTGGAGCAGATGCATTTTCGGCTTAGGGAAACTATGGTACTGCAGGAAGAATTAAACCGGGCAATGCAGGGAAGCGATATGGGAGCCATGAATGAAGCTTACCTTCGCCTGTCCCAGAATATTTCCGATACAGAAAGATATCTCAGGGATTCTTTTTCGCATATTCCACCGGTAGAAATTCCGGTAATCTGGCAGACAGAAGCTATTCCTATATTTACAAATTCGGGAATTGAACGCTTCCGGCAGGAAATCACGGAGGCAAACTCCATGTTAAACCAGTTAAATGCTGCGCAGAATGCCATTACTACAAGAGCAGCAGACAGCAGGATATTTCCTCCAGGAGCTGTTAATGATTTAAGTGCCATGAGTGGGCGGATTGACGCAATAAGACAGCAAATACAGCGGATGGAGGCTAATCCCCTGGATATGGGAACGGAGGCAGCAAATAACAGGATTGAACAGCTTCGGGAGCGGCTTTCGCAGGCCGTTGCAGAGCAAAATCGATT